GAGTTCTAGCACATGAATCGCTACCAAATGTAACTCCTGTGTCTAAGAATTGTAAATTAGAAGAGCCTTTAATTCCTGTTTGAATGTTAGCTACTTCTGCCAATCCTCCAGTCGCTTGCATTTGTGCAATTAATGGAAAGTCTTGGTCTTCTATGTATGCTGATAATGCCGTTACGTCAAATGCCATAATGTTTCTTTTTAATTATTTATTTTGTAAAAATTGATTTCTTTTTTGCAGATATTACTCCACTTCTTTTTTTCTTAACTGGTGCTACGCTTGCTTCTGTTGCTAATTCTTCAACTGCTGAAAACATTGCTTTCTCTTTTGCATCGCTTTCCTCTTTGTATTTAGCAAATTCTGCTTTTACTGTTTCTAATTCAGTTTCTAAAGTTTCTACTTTTGCAAATACAGTTTCTGTAGATTCGATAATCTTTCTAATCTTAGCTTCTGTTACTGTTTCTGTAGTTGCTGTTGGAGTTGCTTCTGTTTCCATTGCTTCCTCTTCCTCTGCTTCTACTTCTTTAATATCTGAAATAGCACCTTCTGAAATAGTTATAATAGTTCCATCTGCTAAAGGATATTCACCGTTAGGTATTGGAGCTACTACGCCTTCTACTTCTACAGTTACCATTGCACCAACTTCTAAAGCAGGTTCTACGTTAATCATAGTTCCATCTGCTAATTCCATTGCCATTAATTTAACTTCGATTACTTCTGTAGGAGTTGCCTCTACTACTGTTTCTTCGCCGAAGATTAATTTTTTCACTTTGTCTAAAGTTTCTTTACTCATATTATCTATTGTTTGTTTATTTGTTACTTGTACATTGTCCTCTATACTTTTTTCAAAATCCTGTATAGTATCTCTTAATTTATTAATCAAATCTTCATCCATTGAAACTGGCTCAAGTTGTTTAAACATACCCTCTACGCTAAAGCCTTTAAAAGTTCCGTTCTTAACTTGCTCCCATATTTCGTCATTATCTACTTTTGCAGAACCCCAAAGCGAACCATCTGGAACTTTCTCAAATTCTTTAGGTGCTACCTTTCCACGTTCGTTATCTATTATAATGTTATCTAACATATAAACCCCATCTGCTATTTTATTAGGGTCGTGCATTAGGTTAAAGTTGTTAGTCATTCCTAATCTACTCTGCTTTTCTCTTATAGCCTCTATAGTCTTAGCTGAGAATTTAACAAAGAACTTTTCTCCATGCTCTCCTATTCTAGGTATAAGCAAATCTGCCACCATAAAGTAGCCTTCTATGATTCTTTTATCTTCATCCTTTACAGCAAACTTATGCTCTATCTGTTGACTGAATGCCATCCAATTAGATTCTATTGCAGGCTGGTCTACTAGTGCGATGGCTGTTACTCCGCTTTCATCGTCTATGTCTATTACCAACTCAAATACTTCTATCTTTTCCATATCTTATTATTTAAAAAGTTGCGCTTTCTTCTATTACGCTTACATTATTTTGTGTGCTTGTTATATCTGTTTCAGTTACATATACCTGTTGGTTACCTAGTATTGTGCTAGTGTTACTTACTGGGCTTAATTGTACACCACCGCCTCCACCTCCTGCTCCATCGGGTCTAGGTTCTTGAGTTGGTGTTTCTACTCCTGCTCCTGCTCCTCCTTCGTAGGTTGTCGCTACTATTGCTGCTAATTGTGCTGCTGCTGTTACACCTGCTAATATAGCCATAGGTAAACCACCTTGAGCAAATCCTGATAAAACTGATTGTGCGCCATTAATTAAAGCCATAGCGATATTTAGTTTTTTCTCTCTCTCAAAACTTGCCTTTCTTAACTTCTCTTTTAGTGCCTCATTGCTACCTGCATTCTTTAAATCATTCTCTAAAGCTACACTATTAAGAGTGGATAAAGTATTGACTAAAGCTGTAGCTAGTGCAAAGTCCTTTTCCCTTCTTGCTTGTTTCTCAGCTAGTGCTGTTTCCTCTGCTGTTGTTTCTTTATCTCTAGCTTCTTGGTCTAGTGTAGCTTTATTATCTCTAGCTTCCTGCTCTATGTCAGCTATTAAAGTTACCATAGCTAACTCTTGCTCTGTTGTTAAAGCTAAAAGTAACTCAGTATCTTGCCCAAATTTCTCTATTAATGCTGCTCTCTCCCTTGCCTGATTATTTTCTAATTCTGCTAAAGCCTTAATATTTTTATCGTCTATTGCTTTTGCTTCTAAATCTTCTAATAGTTTAATTTTGTCCTTTTCTAAAGCTACTAGTTTTTCATCTTTTTTCTTTTGGTCTTCTATTTCTTTTGCGTTTATTTTCTCTGTCTCCTTTGCTTCTTCTGTCTTTATTTTTGTTCTCTTTATTGAGTTCTTAGTTTTAACTTCAATATCAAATATTTCTAAAGCCTGTGATGTTTCTAGTAAATCCGCTTCTGTTTTTACTATGGCTTCATTTAGTTCCCTTTGTTCAGTAAGTTTCCCCTCTCCTGCTGCTTTAAAAAGTCCTAGTCTTTCAACTTCTTCATCTATTAATTTTAGTCTTTTTAATTGTAATTTCTTTTGCTCAATATATGACTTTTCAAGCATTACCAATTTAGCTCTTTCTAGCTCAGTAGTATCTTTCCCTGCTGCTTTAAGTTTGGCAATTTCAAAGTCTTTGTCTGCTACTAAATTATCTGTTAAAAGCCTATTAGCATCTTCTAGCTTTTTGAGTTCCTTTATTCTGCTATTAACTGCTTCTCTGGTAGCTTTCTCTTTTGCTGCTTCTGCTTCTCTAGTTGCGATAGCAGAATCTGACTCCATTATGCCTAACCATTGTAAAGCATCTACTACAGCATCAATAGCCCACTGGAAGGGTTTTAAAGCCACTTCCATAACATCCATTATAGCATCCTTAAAATATACTATCGCACCAACTACAGCAGTAATAGCAATAACTATTAACCCGATAGGATTCATTTTTAAGGTAGTATTCAAAGCCTTATTAGCTGTATTTAATAACCAAGTTCCTGCTGCTGCTGTTTTCTCTACTACTGTCTTAGCGATAAGTGCAACCTTGCCTTGTTTAAGTAAGTTATTGTAAAGTTTATTTGCTGAGCTTAATCCTTCTATAGCTCCTTTAAAACCCATAGAAATAGCCATAGCCTTTTCAATAGATGCACCTATTTGCTCCATTGTTTCAGACTCGCCACCCATTAAGACTAAACTAGCTGTTACATCTCCTACAGCACCCGCAACACTTCCAAGTTCACTGGCAACCTGCTCCTTGTCCAATCCTTCAAAGCCTAGCTCTATATTCTTAATCTCTTTAGAAGTTCCTGCCATAGCAGTAGATAAAGTTTTAAACTCCTCACTACCTCTACCAACCTCCTTGAGTCTGGCTTTCATTGAATCGAACCCCTTCTCTAATTCGCCTAGAGACATCTGAGCTTTACCTGCATCTAATGCAAATTCTAATGCTACTACTTCTTTTGCCATATCTTAGTAAGTTTTAAATAATACAAAGTTTGCCGAGTAGATGTCATCTCCTCCGTTTAAAGTATCCCATTCTACAGTTATGTCTAAGGTATTGGAAGCTGTTGTATCTATTGTCTGTACATCTTGGAATACTGTACCGCTTACTTTCTTATCATTTGTTTTGGTATAAGCAAAGTTTCCATTTGTACAGATTGTGCCAGTCGCTCCAATAGTTGCAATAGTAAAATCTAGTTCACATTCCCACCCTTCATTTGTTGAGTTATCTAATGCAAAGCTACCAGTAGATGCTAGTATTACTGCACCGCTTTTTATTCTAACCGTAATGTGAGAAGCTCCACCGCCTCCTGTAGAATTAATAACCCCGCCTATTTTGCCATGATAAGAATCACCAACTGTAAAGAATCCTGCAGGAATGGTTAAAGCTCCTACTCCACTTCCTACTATAGATTGCTCCCCTACTGTATTAATAGTTGCGCTTTGTGTAGTTTGCGAATAAAGACCGTAAAGAGTACCTGTAACTCCACCGCCTAAAATAGTATCTGTTCCTGCGCTATTTCTTAGCGTATATTTGTTAGCGTTATTACTATCTATAAAGATGTAAAAATCTCCTGTTGGTGGGTTGCCTAATAGTGAACCATCTGCTGTACCCATTTGTATATTTGCCATTTCTTTTATTTTAAAATTAAATCTCCATTGATTACTAGAACCCCACTAATTGCTAAACCGCCATAGTTAATCATTTGACTATATTCGATAATAGTTAGAATGTTATTAGTAGCTATATAATTCACTCCGCTGTATATGTCTGGGATATATGTCATGTTATATTATCTTATAAGTTGCTCCATCAAATTGTAAAGTATAGGAGTTGTTAAGTGCTGTTATGTTTTTAACTAATTGCCCATCTATTGAGTTGGGAGCAGATACTCTTATTTGCAGGTTATTATTTATAGCTATCTTTTTAAAGTTCCAAATCTTTCCGACTGTTGGCGAGTCAGGTAATGAAATTGATATACTCCCTGCTGAGGTATCACATAAATAAGTACTAACCTTTTCATCTGCTGTAGTATTTGAGTTAATAGTTACTACGCTGCCTACTCCTATTATTTCGCCATTAATGTAAGTTACATTAGATTCTGTTACCGTTACATTAGAGGTGTTTATAAGAGTTACATTTTCGATGTCTGGATATATGATATTGCTATCTCCTTGTATGGTTATATTTTTACTGTTTGTAGAAACTTTGTTGTCATCTCCTTTTATATCCACAAACATAGCTGTCTTATCTATGAAGTTATTTAAGCCATCTACATTACTTGACTTCATGGAAATTATGTTATCTCCAGAAAGTGAGTCCTCAAACATTATAGGAGTATCTTCATCTCCAATAGTTCCTAAACCTCCTATTAACTCTTCTGTTATAATACTAGGAGTAGGTACTGCCTTTAGTTTTAAAAACTCGCACTTACTAGGTTGATAAATGGAGCTGCTATACATAACTTTATGTAGTGTCCAGTATTCATTTTCAAACCAGTAAGAACTTCTAAAAGATAGGTTTGCAATATCCACAGGGTTTAATAAAAAATAGCCCTTAAATACTTTACTATCTTTGTCTGTAAGCTGCTCTAATTCTTTTCTATGGTATGTTTCGTAAAGATTTGCATTAGTTACCGTTATACTTCCATAGGTGTTATCGTAATATATCTCTCTAGGTAATCCAAAATTAATATCTATTGTAGGGTTAAATGGGTCGTTAAAGTGTGCGGCGTAAGGATACTCCCCTCTAAATACATTCCCTGCGTTTGCTTCATGCACCCAATTAACTACACTATCTTTTAAGCCTGAATAATATAATATTCTAATATTAGACTTAACAGTCTTTTGCTGTAAGGTTTGGTCTACATCTATAATAGTGCTTATTACTCTATTATTGGTTAACTGTCCTACCATTGGAGTAGGCGAAAAAATAAGCTCTGTTTTATGTTCAGACTTATTAAAGTCATTCTCTAAATACACATTTCTATTTCCATAAATATTTAGCCAACTAGCTTCATACTTCTTATTGTAATAGTCTGCATCTTTCTTATAGGTATAGATGTACTTTTGTTTATTAGTTACAGAAGTTGGTGTAAGATTATGCTCTTTAGAATAGTCTAGCTTACTGCTCCAGTCTACTATGTCTGTAGTATAGAAGTCCTCCCTAGTTTCTATAATCATGTTCTTAGGGTTGCTCTCGTCAGGTATCATATAGAGGTTAAACATCTTAATAATAGACGTTAAAAAATCTCTTTGCTTTACCTTGTCAGGAATAGATGAAGCCATCTCTACAGTATCACCTTCCAAATAAGGAGAGTCCAGAACATTCAAAGATAGGTTAGCTGTTAAGATTGTTATTTTAAAATCTGCATCGTACTCGTCTTTAGTAAATGGAGGATAAGGCAAAGGAGTACTATTGTCATCGTAATAAGGCTTTAAATCTGAGATAGGTAAATAATACCCTCCATTAATAGGAGTGGATTTAAACTGCCAAAGGGATTGCACTTTAATAGTTACTAAGTCCCCTGCTGTTAATTGTATATCTGTATTTAATTGATATTTGTTTGGGGGGTTATAATTCCTATCTGTAAGTAATGGGTCTATAAAATTACTATCAGGATAAGTAGTAGGAGATGCAGTTTGATAAGTTACAGCGGGAGTCAAGTTATTTGCAGTAGTATAAGAGTTTACAGCGTTTGCGAATACTCCATTTACATATACCCCAAAATTGTTTACAAAAGCTGCGTCTCCATTTAAAACTAAATCCCCTGCTGCTGCGCTTCCTGCTTCTGGAGTTGTTTCCATTTGCAAAGTAGCATCTAAAGATATTCTATAAAAGCCAGTTGCTCCTATTGTTAATACTCCTGTAATAGGGTCATATTGGTTATTGCCATCTAGCACCTCATTAGATAGTCTTAATGTATCTTCTGCAAAAGTTGGAATAGGATAAACAGATGAGTCTAGCGTATAGTTATCTATTCCACTAGAAATAAACAATGGAGTATTTGCTTGTACTCGTCTAGGGCTTAGGTCTGTTTGGTTTGGTTTAAATTCTTTACCGTTAAAAGGTATTATTAAATGCCTAAATAATGAATCATTAAAGAAAGTAGATGTATAGGTATATCCTGCATCCGCAAACATTCTATCTATATACTCTTTAGCATATACAGCGGGAAACATCTCATTAACATTATATACATCTATATCTGTATCGTTACCGTAGTTAATCATAGGATAGGTTAGTCCGTTTCCATATTGGAATGGTTCTACTGCTCCATTAAGAATATAGCTAGTATCCCAACTATTCTCTTGTATTACTCTTGTATAGTCGTGGTCTAAGTTATCCCATAACATTCCTGCATCATTCAGAAATTTGTTACCTAGCTCTCTAAATATGTTGGCAGTTTCTCCAAATAAGACTACACTATACTCAACTTGGTTATAGTCCTTTTTAATAATATCTTTTAACTGAATAAAGCCACTAAAGACCGCTATGTCATTTTGGTAATAAACAGCATCTAATTTTAAGTTAGGGTTAAAGGTAGAATCGCTATTAACTTCAAATACAAAATTTAGCTTATCATTTATTGCTTTACTTCCGGGTAGTTTAATAGTCTTTGAAAAGCTACTCTTTACTTTGTCGGGTTGCTGTATATCTTTAATGCTATAAGTTAGCACCGTAGAAATACCCTTGTCTATTGGAATTGTAACCCCTTCTATAATTAGCTGCTCCTTTACCATTTATATTCTTTGTCTGTAGTTATCATAACCTAGCTCTAGCTCTACATCTATTTTAAATAGCTTATCTTTTACTACTTTCTTTTTAGTGTAGTTTGTAGCTTTAATCTTAGCTACTGCTATTAACTCATCTCCACTTTGTAGGTATATCTCAGGACTTGACATTAACTCTAGTAACCAGTTGCTTTCTGCTTCTGTTATCCAGTCGGACATAAGTTTTAAGCTCGGTGTGTTCTTAGTATAGTATGTTACTTTCTCTCTCTCATTCATTGAGTAAACTATATCATTTGCTACTACAGTATCTACATTAACCTTCATGTCCTTTTTCTCTATCTTAGTTGTAGACTCATCGCCTAGATAGAATGTAAAGCTATCAAATGCTCCTAAGTTATTTTGAAAGATTAAAGTGTTTACATTGTATTTACAAGACTCCTCTAGTACAAAGGTTCTAGTTTCAGATACTTGGTTAGGGTCTCCTGCGTAAAGTTCATAAGAAGCTACAGCATCTGTGATAATAGGTTGCGCTCCTAATATTATATTAACATTGTCTATGTTGTTTAATGAAGCAGGAGCAGAAGGAGTAAACTGTATATCTGCACTCGTAGTAGAGGCATCTATTTTAAAAGCGTTAATAGTAGCTCCTGCTGAGTCAAATGTAATAACGCTAATAATAGATAAAAGGTTAGCCTCTTTAAAGTATAGCCATCCATGCGAGTTGATAGATACCTTGTTATTGTCAGGCATATTAGTAAGAAACTTCTTAGTAACTCCATCTAATTCGTATTCTGTTACATCCCAATTTATAAAGTTAGCTTTCTCTAAAGAGCTGTTAAAAGCCTTTCTACTTGAGTCAATAGTTAGGTCTGGGTCTTGTACTACAGGGTTACCATACTCCTCACCAAATTTAACTATATAAGATAGTGAGCTATTAGGAGCATTATAAGTTCCTGCATCTGCTGTTGGGTCTGGATTACCCACATCGCTTGTAAGCGCAGATTCTAGCACTCTATGGATGTCTACCTTGCCTTTGTCGTCTGTTGGTCTTACAGGTATTCTTAAACGTACTGTCTTAGTTATTGAGCCATTTATATAGATGTCTACTAAGTGTGCGAAGTTTGGCTCTGCTGTATTATCGGAAGTAATCAAATACTCCATTTTGTTATAAACGGGTGCAAAGTCTTTAGGGGTTGCATTTATTACTATTGCCATTATTTAAGTCTTTTGAATGTGTCTGTTAATGCTATCTTTAAATCTCCTGCTGCTGCACTTGCTAAGTCTTTACTGAGCTTATCTAGCCTTGCCTCAGTTACTACATTGTCATAAAAGTGATTACCTTTAATACCCTTCTCTTTCCAACTCCGAGCCATTGCAAAAGCCTGAGAATCTTTACTACCTGCTTTGTATGTTTTCCTAGTTGCCATACTTGTAAAAGCTGTGCCTTTAGCTACAAATAAACCCTTATTATTCATCCATTGTTTAGCAAAGTAAAAAGGTATCTTACTAGATTGCATATAAGAGTAAGGTGTATTATTCTTTACTGACCTAGTACCGTTTACCCCTTTATTAACATAGTCGTAATAGTCTTTAAGTCTAAGAGAGAATACAAAGCCAGTTCCATTGATTACAGTAGTAAACTCTATTTGCTCTGCTAAATCTCCAGAAACGTAAGCATGGTCTTTAACTAGCTCAGCTCTTAGGTCTGTTTGCATCTCATTACCAAAGTCCTCTAATACTTGAGTTATTGTGCTATGTGGTGTTACTAGTCCTTCGCTCATCTTCTTTTAAGTTCATCCATTCGCCTCTGTGCTGCTTCTGCTTTCTGTTTCTCTTTAACAAAGCTGCATATATTTAGAAACTCTATCACATTCATTTTTTCGTAGTATGGTCTTTTTGTAAAATCTCCATTGCAGAGGTTATCGAGTGTGGCAATCCAACCCCATCTTTCTCCAAATCCTTCGCTACTTCCAAAATCGCGCTCCTGCTCTGCTCCGTCATGTTCTCCAGTTTGTGATTCAAAAAGTCTTGAGTAGTGAGAATTAAGCTCCGACACAGCAGACAAAAAAAAACACAAATTGGATAAGCATCTTCTATCGACATGGTGTTTCTAATATCCTCTGCGAGGTTTCTAAAGTAACTGGGTTCTATTGCTAAAACTTTATTATTCTTATCTACAGGAAATATTACACTAGCTAGAATGTCAGGCATTTGGTCTATATGTACGTTAGGATTATCTGCAAAGCCTTTCAAGTAAGTAGTGAAACTCATATACTGCCCTGCTTCTAAATCATTAACATGGTTAACTATTGCATACCGTTTACCGTTAATAGTGAAATTCCTTTTAAGCACTCTACTAGGTTCTTCTAATAAGTGGCTAAGGTCTACAGTCAACTCAGCAGGCTTACACTTTAATACATCCTTTCTATCATTGAAAATACAAAGCAGGTCGATAGTCCTAGTGAAAGGATTCTCATACTCTGCGCTCCTTATCTTATTGATTTGGATGTAATCCTTAACTAATACTTCTTTAAGGCTTTTAGGTATTCTCATATTGTCTATTGTAAAATTATTGTTTAGTTGTATAATTAAAGCAATTAATATTAATTGAATTAGTGCAGTGAAGTAATTAACGTTAATAGACGAAATACTTTCCTGAGCTTTTCATAGTTTTTAAAGCGTGGTTACATATTGCTCCACTCATTACATAATCATCGTGGAGTCCAGTAGGTGCGCTGTACTTAATTGCTCTAGTCTTTAGGTTGTATTCATAAGTAAAAACTTCTAGCTCATTAATCTGCCAGTCGTGTCCTATTATACCTATGTCCTTATTCTCAAATTGTACTATTAAATCCTCTACTATATTCTGCTTACTTTTGGAAGTAGTAACGAAAGGCTGTATGCTGTTTTTATTATAAGCTACCTTATTTCTTATCTGCTCAAAGATTGCATCCTGCGCTCCATTGCTTTCTACTAATGTATTAGGTCTAAACTTATTTAGCTGCTCTACAATGTTATTAATAATGCTGCTCCATTCCATGTGCCTCCACCTTTCAGAATATACCTCTATATTATTTGAGTCTACAATAGTTAATACCGTATAATCATCTGAACGCCCTAAATCTATTCCAGCGTATAAGTTCCCATTTTGCGAACTCTTGTTAATACATTCCTTTATATTTCTAAATACGCTAGAGCCATTGTCTAAGAACTCTGCTAGATACTCCTGTTTAAATACGTGGTCTGGTAAGTTCCTTTGTGCTTCCTTTATTTCTTCGGGGTCTATAAATGGATTATCATAGCTGCTACCTCTGAAACTAATATAGTTGCTATTATGCTCTGCTAGATTAAACAGATTATAGAATTGATTCTTACCCTTTGGAGTAGATAAGATTAACACCTTTTTACCTCGCACTAATACAGTAGCTTTTAGTACTTCATTCCATGCTTCGGGCTTAAAGAAGGCGAACTCATCACAGATTAAAGCGTCAAAAGTTTCTCCCCTGATACTATCGTAAGCATCTGCTGAGTAGAATTGAATAGAACAGCCTGTATCGAACTCTATTATTAAGTCCCCCCTATTTACATTAGAAACAAATTTGCATCCTATTAGAGCTTTCTCTATGTCCTTAAAAACTTTTTTGGCTTGTTTGTATATTGGAGATACCCAACCAATTTTCCAGTGGTTATTCTCTAGTGCCCATTTAATAGACTGATTCTCGCCTAGTGTAGACTTCCCAAACTGCCGACCTATAGAAACTATGCAATACTTAATGTCAGTTTCTAAGGCTTTATGTATCTCCCTTTGTTTAGGGTGTGGTCTATATAAATCTACCTCCTCCAATTATCCCCAGTTTGTCTTGTAAGTTTTAACTGTATGGTTATGCTCCACTACTTCAGGTTCATTTAATCCCATCATTTTAGCAATGGATTCTAAGGCTCTTAGCTTGTCTGTATTCTTAGTTTGATTCATAACCCTATAGAATGCTTGTTTATCTTCTTTGGTTAGCGTGTTATCTGCTCCTAATTGGAATGTGTAGTCTGCATCTGAAATGATTTCTAAGTAACCTTTTAAGATAAACCCTCTGTCTATTCCATGTGTTTTGGATAGCTCTCCTTTTAGGATTCCAATAGTAGTACTAATGTTGTCCTTTGCTAATAGCTTAGATGCTTTCGCTTTAATAGTATCTAAATTAGTTGTAGTAACATTATAGGCTTGTCTGTATGCTTCTGAGGCATTGCCTAATGTTACATATAATTCTGCAAACTTTTGCTCCTTAGGTGTCATATTCATTAAATATATTATTGATTAAATCTAAATCACATTCAAACCACTCTCCCTTAAATCTGTAATCTTTTAACCTTTCGTGTATCTCCTGCTCTATTGCTTTGCAGTTATCTACATAAATAGTTCTAACTATGCTAATATTAAAAGGCACTAATGTTTGAATTGCTTTTTTTCTGCTTGGTACATTCCTACTTAAACCTACTTTATAATAGTTGAATCCTTCAATATCTAGTATGTAAACATATCCATCTAGTTTTTTAGGTTGTGGCTTATATGTTATAGTTCCTTTACTCCTATATTCTCTTATTTGCTCTTTTACTTTCTTTGCCAACTGTGAGGCGTTAACTTTAATCCAGCTTCCATTTACATCAGTCGGTTTAAAAGCCTGTCTATACGCTTCTGTTTGATTCCCTAGTGAAACACATAGCTCTGCAAATTTCTGTTCTTTAGGTGTAAGCTCTTTATTCATTGTTTAGTATTATATTCTCTGTCTTGTTTATCCAATCTTCGCTTTTGTTTGGGTACTTAACGTGCAGTAGCTCATGTATTATATCTGCTTCTGTTAATTCTCTATCGTGGTAGATTGTGCCTATCTTATTTTCTTTGTCTAATTGTATCCCTATAAAGTATCTATCTTTAACTGGGCAGTCATTATCGTATAAGACTTGAGTAGGTAGTATCTCTTGTATTGGAAAGCTCCACTCTTTTAAGTTCAATTTACTTTGCCATTTATCTACTAAATTATTCATCTTCTTTGATTTGAATACTTGGTTTACTGTTTTCCCAAAAGAATGTATCTATTGCTACTTTATCTTTACAATTAAAATCTCCATAGACTTGCATAAACTCGCTAGGCTTTGCTGTAAATCTATAGCAGTCTTTTTTAAACTTGCATTCTTTATTTTGGCACATACTAATATCAGGCATAACTTTTAATTAAGTGCTATTTCTATTCCCCATTTTAACCATATAAATTCTATAGCTCTATATCCATTCAATGTCTTTGAGTGGGTAAATTTAATAGTTGGTATTAAGTAGATTTGATACCCTACAGTAAAAAGGTTTATACTAACCATGAAATTCTGTTTTGTCTAGTTTAAAAGTTCCCTTTCCACTCTCATAGAATGAACATAAAATATATCTCTTAGTTTCGTGGCTAATGTATATCTTTTTTTCTTTGTATGTGTATTCTTTACTCCAGTCCATTGCTTCAAATTCTTTTATCATTCTGCTCTATTCTATTTCTGTTTAACATTGTTTCATTTACCTCGCTATTTTGTACTACCTGAAATATAAAGTTATAGGGCAAGTATTTCCACCTCTGAATTAAAGAGGCATACTGTAGAGCTTTATAGTGTTTCTTTTTAATCTTCATTATAGTAGCTATTTATATAACTATTAGTTTGTTTTTGTTACTGGAGTAGCTATATGGTTTTGTAAACAAATCTGTTTACTTTTATAACCTTTTGTAAACATATCTAAACCTTTTTAATCTTCATATAAATTAATAAAATATACTTCACCTTCACATTCTATAGTTGCATTAGCTGCCCATATCGTAATATAACCATTTATATACTCAGTAACCATATAAAGGTTACCGTCTTCATGTACTTCTAAGCAGTAGCTATATACATTTTCTTGCTCATCCATTACTTAACATACTTAAAGCATTATTATAAGCTGTTGCTGCTTCTAATTCACATTTAAATCTACCTAAGTTTGTTTTTTTGTTATTTACTGTAATTGATGCCATCCAATTATTTCTTGACTTATCCCAACTAACTCCTTTATATTTACTAGTGCCTTTGTAATGCGTATATGTGTTTTGTCTTTGCGTTATTACTTCTAGGTTGTCTACTCTGTTATCTGTTTTGACATTATTAATATGGTTAACTACTAATACTTGACCGTTTGGGGTGTGGTTTAAAAAAGCCATAGCTACTAATTGGTGTATAGTATATCCCTTTTGTTTTCCATTTATAAATAAAGAGATAATTAAATAACCTCTTGCGCCTAAGTGAGGAGTTAAAAGTCTTTCTTTTTTACGTTTAAAACTTTTTATTCTACCTAAACTTGATGCCTTATATCCTTCACATCCTTTTATGTCTTTCCAAATTTCCATATTATATCTTATCTCCTCCATACTCATCCACTAGCTTATTATATCCTGCTATCATTCTCTCATAATAACTATGCTTACATCTGCCACAACCTAAATTAATACGTATATTTTTCTGCTCCTCTATGTATTTTAGAAATAAAGTAGCTATTGCCTTATTCACTTCTGGAACTGGAGATACTGCTTTGAGTTTCTTAAATGCTTTTAAGTATGGTATATAAGGCTCTATCTCCTCGAATAGTGGGTGGTGCTGTTTAATACCTTTGAACGGTTCTAGTTGCTCCTCTACTACGTGGATAACTTCTGGCATAGCATCCAAGCATTCTAATAGAGCAGATTTTGTCATGCCCTTAGTGTTAATATCTAGTTTAGTTGCATAGCTCTTTAAAGCTCCCCATTTTAGTTTTCTGTAATCCATTATTCTCTAGTTCTAGCAAAGTATAAAAATATAACCATATAAGAAATGTCTACCAATACAATAGACAAAGTTAAGCCTACCCAAAACGATAAGCAATAGGCACAATTAAAAGGCTTAATGTCTACTGAGCTAATCAAAGTCCTAGCAAAATAATACTTATACCTAAACCCTTCTGTAGTTGTAAAGGTTTGGTTGAATATGCTAGTCCATCCTAGTATAGCCAGTATCGAAATTATTATTATTATCATTTGTTTTTGTTTCTTAGTTTCTCGTATATTAAATTCATTCGTTCTGTAGCCGTGGTTCTGTGTATTCCTGTATGGTCTGAGAATAATTTTATAGATAGGTTTCTTTTAACTATTTCCTCTACCCAAATACGCTCCATTTCGTCTAACTGTTTAACTTGCTCTAAATACTCTTTGTAAACATTCTCACTAATGTACGGAATATCTTTTAACTTTAAGTAATCCAGCTCTGTAGATTCTTTTAAAACATTATCAAAATGTAAACGGTTAAATTCGCTACCTGACAAGTGAAACATCTTATAAGCAACTACAAATATAAACCCATCTATTTTATTAAGATTCTCAGGAAGCTCATTAGTTAGAAAGTATATGTTTACCTCCTGTGATAAATCTCTCCAAATGTCAGAATGCTTACAGATGTTTTTACAGGCTGTTTCAATAACCTGCCTTTTCTCTTTTATAAAATCTTCATTCACTATTGCAAATATACTAAATTTATTTAATCAACTACAATTATGTTTTTACGTAAATCATTCATAGAAGTTTCAACTAATAGAGAAAGTTCTTCTAGCTGTTCATCTGTGAAATTAGCTTCAAATTTACTTAGTATGTTTATACCTTGTCGCATCCAGTTATTAAATAGCTGTTTGGCTCTTTGCTTCTCTGTACCTATTAACATACTTTTCTGCTCAATAGTTGCTTTGAATAGTCCGATTAATATTAGCCATTCGATAGCGTTCTTATCTTTCATTGTCTTTTTTATTAAATAACCTACGTATTAAATACCCTCTAATTATACTAACTATTAAAAATACAAAAGTAATTATAATGTTTTGGCTTATGCTTACTGCAATATCTAACAAAGGATATATTAT